ACCGTTCCAAGTGCAGCGTTGTCTGTACCAGCAAGCAAAGCAGCAGCACCAACTTTTGGTATCTTAAGCCGCTTCCCGCTCTGAAGTAACCACCGAGCCATTTGACTTGGTTTAAGCGTTTCAGCTGAGTACAGCCAGTAAACCCAACAAAACTGCTCTGTGTAGTCCGACAACCCAAGCCGTGAGCGGATTTCACAAAGCAACTGAAAGCAATCAGTTTTATTTCGTCCGTCGGCTGGGTGTGCGCCCCAGCAATATTCCAGCCCAATTAAGTCATTCATCGCAATGACAAGTTCGACTCAAGCGGCAAAATACCCACGTTTCTTTCTGTCAAGGTGCGGGCTGGGAAGCCTGCTGCAACACCGTCTAAGGCAGAACGAAAGCGAAGCTCAATCGTGTCATCACTAAATGACGCTCCAATCCCGACGTAATACTCGTCAAACCCGCCACTTTGTACTTCTCCGGCTGCATTAATAAATCTCGTGTAAACAACTAACTTGCTCAGCCTATTGCCATCGCCTTCTTCTACAAGCCGCACTGCATACTCAGAAGCAGGCAAAAGAAGCGTGACTTGCTGGTTATCTGCATTCAAGCTAGATACACCACCTTCAATCTCGAACGGGACAAAGCTGTAGGAGAAGCTACCAAGCGTTTTCTTCTCGTTTATGAAATAATTTTGGTAGCGATACGGTGGTGTACCGGTCGGTTTTGTAGTTGTTTCTAGTTCGAAGAATTGGCAAATTCGGATTTGATTCTCAGACATCAGGCGTCAATCTCCCCTACAAATTCAACGGAAACGTTACTAAGCCCTGCTTTTACGCTTTTAATTTCAGGGGGTTTTGCGTATCGCCAACTTACATCTGCCCCCGTAAAATACGCTGAAGAAGTTCCTCCCATTCCCTGAAAAACCTCATCTGACAAGGTAAAGCCGTCAAAAGTACCATTAACACTATCAAAATGGTTTAATATTTGAGATACCGTTCCACCTTCTATTATGCCATTGAGGCGGACCGCATTGTCATCGCCAATATTTTGGAACTGTAGCTTCAAGATATATCGTGTCTTCTTGTTGCCAAAAGCACGACGTACTGTCGCACCAGACATTGCTCGGTATGTCTTGCTGGGCAAATCGCCCATCGTCATGCTTCTCGCTGACGGTGTCATCTTTGGGAAAGCACTAGCCATCAGCGAAGACCAATCCGGGTTCTAGTTCTAGGACTATTCTGCATCTTATCCAAGGTCATGTTCATACCTCGTTTTGCTCCGTCATTAGACGCTTGCTTACGAGTGACTGCCATTGCAGATTCAAGCTGCTCACGGCTGACGTATTCCGTTCCACCAATACTCGTTGTCTCGAAGCTGAAGTTCATGGATGCTGCACCGCCTGAAGCAGGAGAACGACCCATAAGGGAGCGCATGTCCTCATTACGCATGACACCGCCTGATTGCCCTGGAACGAATAGCTCTGGGCCACGCTCTCCAACCAGATAAGGCTGACCGCCTGAGACTGGGCCTCCATTTGCTCTGCCCAGTTTGCCGCCTGGCAAGAACATTTTGGGATCAGCAAAGCCAGGACCAGAACCAAGATCAGGTAGCGGACCAGTTGTCAATGTGCCCTGCTTGCTTGCTGCCTCTACAGCACCACCCCCGCCACCACCAGAAGCACCAGCAACCGCGCCTAGTGCTTTTAATATCGTTTGATAAGTGATCATTACTAACTGCTTGGCAATAATTTGCTTGGCCATATCCAAGAAGTGATTAGCCACCGTCTGGAAGAAGCTACTTAAAGCTTCTTGAGCGCTTGCCTTGCCCGTGACTACTTTCATGAATGAATCAGAGAAAGCGTCACCAATTGCGCCAGCCGCTAACTTCACTTGATTTGCTGGATTGACCAGTTTCTTTAAAGCCAGCTCCGCATCAGCAGCGTCTTTCCCAATCTGTTCCGCGAAAGTTGGTTCTCTCGAGCCTTCTTTTGCCGCTCCTACTGCTTTATCTTTAGATCCAGAAAGGCTTTCTTTGCCTTCCTCCAACGCCTTCAATTCTTCCCTCATCTTAACTTGATTTACCAAGCTTTGTGCGGTCTGCTCTTCTTTCTCTGACTTGCTTATTGCATTTTTTAAAAGCTCAATTTCTATATCAAGCATCTTCTCAGAAGACGAAAATAGTTTCTCTATTTGCATGAGCTGCTTGGCTAGCTCCGGATTGACACCCTCGGCGATCAATCGTGCATATTCCTTATCCAAACGAACCTTTTCTTGAATACCTTTAGTGATCTCTTCAATTGGTTTTGTTGCTTTCGCTATTATCTCGTTGGTGCGCTCAGACAGTGCTAACGCTTGCCTTTCGTCAAGTAAACCTTGCGCTTTAATGTTTGCCTGAGTAACCGCTTCGATCTGTCCTTCTTTCTGGATGCTAATAAATTGAGCCTCAAGGTCGCTCCTTTCTTTCGCTTGTCTTGCTATTAACTTGCCAATATCACTTTGCTGCTTTTGTATGCCGAGCTGATCTTGCAACTTGCGAACAATGTCGTTCGCTCTGTCGATACGACCTTGAGTCTTGTCGGTGGTGGTGCGACTGCCTGTGCCGCCTGTGCCTGATTCAGCCGTAGGGGCACCGTAATCAAAACGCTCAAATGGACCAGTCAAATACCCTTCAGCAGCACCTTGACTAGGGTCAGTGTCAGTAATTTGATTTAATTTTGTTCTAAGGCGATCGACTTTTTCATTCAATCTGTCGACTTCGTTTTGCGCTACATCAACCCCAAAGTCACTGCGAGCTGGAATGGTGTCCTTTTCGAGTTTACTTCTTTTTGGAACTTTCTTCTGAGCTTCAATAAGACTTTTTATCGCCTCATCTCGTTCATTCTCTATTTTTAATAAGCTTGCAGTCACCTCAGCAACACTGCCTTTCTTGAGCAAGTCATTAAATCTTTGTTGTTCTTTGGAGGCGTTAAAAATAGCGCCAGCAAGTATTCCAGCCCCCACTGCAAGTGCCGTGAATGGATTGGCTAGAGCGGTTGCAATTAACTCCCCTTTGATAAGAATTAAGGTCGCTCTTATGCCCTTAAGGCTTGCAACAATCGCAGCAATTTTTGCTGCAGCGAACACAGCGAAAGCAGTCGTTGCCGCTACAACAAGAGTGTCTAAATTTTTCGCAAGAGCAAGGAATAAATTGGCTATTTTAGGAACATTTGCTGTTAAAAACGGAGTTATTTCTTTTATAAATGCAGCGAATGCATTCTGAAACTGCGCTCCAATCGGAATCAAGGCAGTTCCAATTTCGGCTTGCATGTCTTGGACCGCAACAGCCAATCGTGCGCCAGCTTCTGCGTTTGAATTAGCAATTTTAGAAGCAGTGCCAGAATAAGTGTCTCCCAACTCAACAATAAAATTCATTAACTCATTCAACCCAACCGTTCCAGCCTTTAAATTCTTCTGTAGCTCAGGCAGAGTCATTTCGTTCGCCTTCGCGAACATCGTCACGGCACCTGGGAGGCGCTCGCCCAGTTGCCCAGAAAGTTCTTCTGCAGAAACCTTGCCTTTGGAGAAGACTTGAACCATCGCCGTGATAGCACCCTTCACGTCCTCAGTGCTGCCGCCAGTGGCCTTAATTGCCGCAGTAACGTTTTTAAAGGTTGTCTCAGCATCTGCAATGGGTCCGCCAGCGCCAGTTACGGCCGCAGTCAATCGAGTTACTCCTCGGACTGCATCTCTTTGAGGGACATTGAACCTTTCAGTAGCATCCCGCGCCGCATCCAAAGCACTAGCGAAATTAGCTTGACTTGCTGAAGCGTTGCCCTCAACTCTTGAAACACCTTCCAATGCAATTTTAAGCTTCTCAATATCAGCTGCATAATCAGCTGCACCACCAATAGCCTTCCTGATGCCACCAACTTGAGCGCCGATTGCGGCGCCTGCAAAAGCTCCCTGGACACCACCAAACGCACCTAGTGCGCCACCAATCGCACCTTCAGGCCCACCAAAAATGCCGCCAGAAATAACCGCGCCAGCCACCTGTGTTGCTTGACGGGCTCCACCACCACCGCCTTTGCGGCCTTGAGCCTTAGTTAGCTGCTTTTCATATTTCCCAATGTCAGCAGTTAGCTCTTTGAACTCCTTGCTATTAATATCTGCTTCTCTTCTTAACGCCCTTAAAGCTGTTACTTGCCCGTCAATAGTGCTAATGCTCCTATTGCCTTGTTTTGCAAAGTCATTTATTGATCTTCTTACTTTCTCTATGGAAGGAGCGGTCTGGCCTGCTGTTACTTTTAAATTTTTTATTGAATTTCCAATCTTGTCAATTATCTGCCGAGAGCCAGATCCCGCCTTGAAATCCAGCTTGATGGAAAGAGTTTCAATTGCCTTTGCCATCAGAGCGTTTCCTCAGTTCCGTTAGGGCTGCCGCCTCCATTATCTGGAGGCGCTCGAGCATGTCTCTACGATCCTCCACATTGTAGAGGCCAAACAAGCCTTCGGAACCTAGCAGCACCTCATACTTCAAACCGACATATCCACTCATCGAAACCTGCCACTGGGTCTGCAGTCGGAGGAACATGAGGACTGCATCCCAGTTCTCCTCCCAAACCTCAAAATCCGTAGACTCCTTTGCCTTCGGCTTTGGCAGACTTATTCCAAAAGCAGCTGCATCATCACTGGACTTATCCTCGACTTGTTTGCCGCCGGACGCCCAATAAATCGCAGCCTCTCTTAGTTTCCCGACTCTGCTCCCTCATAGGTTTTGGTGTAAGCCGCAAGAACAGCTTTCACCCAATCGACATCATCAGAAAAAGATTCCAGCTCCTTGGTCGAGAAAGGGATGGTCTTGCCAGATTCATCTTGAATACCTTCCCAGCCGACCATCACTTTCTTCAACAATGGCAAGCCAGAATCCTCGCCCAACGAGTTAAGTTCAGAAAGCTTCACTCTTTTGAAAAGAGCAATAAATTCAAACTTATCAAATTCGCCTGGACGATCTTCACTTGGTTCTGTTACCTCAACGGGCCACTTGAAAGTTTTGACCTTTTTACGTACGAAAGCCACTAGGTAAATGCGTAAGCAGAATTAGCTTACACAAAAAAAGGGAGCCTGAAAAGGCTCCCAAAGACACAGACTGAACTGATCAGGTGTAGATCAAATCAAACTCAGCGTTAGCGGCAGAATCAGGCACGCAAACATACGGAATTTCAAGCATTGCAATCCCGTCTTGGTCCCCATAGGACACATCGCCAATGTCTACCTTTGAAGAGGTGAACTGAACAATGTTTCCAGCGGCAGAACCATGAGTAAACTGAAGGTTACCTAAAGCTGCGTCGTCATCAACTGCAGCAGCAAAGAAGTCCTTCGTGGCAATCGTGACTGCCTCGATAGAGACCGAACCTGATACAGAACGATCAGTAATTAGCACCTCTTTTGCTCCTCCTACAAATTCGCGATATGCCACTTCAGTACCTAGCTCTAGGCTGAAGGACTGCAAAGCCCCTGCATACGAAAGCAAAGCAAAGCTGCTTGTATTGCCATTCTTGAAGATCAAGGGATCATCTTGATTGGCATAGGTGGGCGTTGGCAACGCAGTGTCGTCAGGAGCGTTGTAAATACCAGTGAACGTGAAGTCCAGTGATGGGATCTCCCCAACAGTTGCATTCAACGTGAATGTGCCCCTGCAACCAGTGACCTTGTGACGAACACCGTCAATGTTGTAGTGGATGGTGACACTGTTGAAACCGCTGGACTCAGGCTCGTACTTGACTGAAGTGTTAGCCGAAATGGTCTCACTCAACCCGCAAGCTTGAATTGCTTTGCCATATTGAGGAGCCGTGCCCGCGGTGCCTGATCCTGCCAACTCAACACTGAAAGAGCATTCAACCTTTGTGTTCGCCAGCAAAAGCTGAGAAGAACCCAAATAAGGACGAATCAACTCACGGCTGACGGTATCACTTGATTGTGGAGTGATGCTTAGTTCCCTTACGAGAACTGCGTCGGCTCCGGTCGGTGTTGGATCCGTTCCGTAAGTCGACTCCGTCTCGATCAGAATCAGGCGCTTTCTCAGTAGCAGTGCCATCGGATGTTCCCTGGGATGGTTGTGGTGGCAGCGTACGCATAATTA